GTAGGATTGAATCCTTCCGGGATAGATGTTACGCTTCCGAGGTCAAGGTCACCGCCCACAGTAGGATTGAATCCTTCCGGGATAGATGTTACGCTTCCGAGGTAAAGGTAACCGCCCACAGTAGGATTCAATCCTTCCGGGATAGATGTTACGCTTCGCAGGTCAAGGTCACCGCCCACAGTAGGATTGAATCCTTCCGGGATAGATGTTACGCTTCCGAGGTCAAGGTAACCGCCCACAGTAGGATTGAATCCTTCCGGGATAGATGTTACGCTTCGCAGGTCAAGGTCACCGCCCACTTCTTCTTCTCCATAAAACTGAGAAACAGTTATCTTATTCCTTTCACAAAAGGAAGATATTTCTTCGTTGTTGTTTTTCTTCTTCTTCATAAGAAACGTGTTGATTGATTTTTATTAATTAATGCCGCTCAGATTTTATTGTGTTCAGATATTCCCTGGCTTTTTCTACCCGGCGACCAATCCTGTCAATGTCATCCTGGTTTCTTTCCACAAAAAATTCTATCAGCCTTTCTTCAATAGGAATGTCACCATAAGTAAGCAGCCTTTCAAGCTCCCTGCAGGCTTCCATATAATCAGTGTTTTCATCCGTAGCGACACCCATTTTCCACATCAGCCTCCGCTTTTCATCGTTGATGATAACATCAGGTGTATCTACCAGGCAATAGGCTACTGATGCAGACTTAGCACCCGTCAGGTACATATAACCCTGCACCTGCCAGTAATACATCGAATTGAGATCACTATTCAGATTGCGGAAAAAAGTGAAAATGTCATAGCTGCTTTTGATATCAATAATGTGGTCAGCCTGAGCAATGGAAGGACCGATATACAGATCGGGTGTGCCTTTTATGAACTCGTTCTGCAGCGGTAGTTCATTCTTTTTATGAAATGTTTTGGTGACCCGGCTATAAAGGGTAATACTATCCTCTTCTACGAGCAAGCCCTTCTGTATATACTTGTTCTGTATATCTGTCTGCCTGCCGTATTTGTTTGACACAAATACATCAATTAAATGAGTTTTTGCTGTTTCAGATAGTTCACCCCTGTCTCTTGCTGCATTGCTTCGTGGCTCAGTCATCAGGTACCCTAATGACGAACAACGGAAAAGAGTGTTTGAAAAGTCCATGATTAGTTTTGTGACAGTTCTGCAAATTTTGTTTCGTAAGCCGGTGCCAGGTCAGGGAAAAGCTCAATCTGTGGCTGAAGAGATGCCAGTTCATTCACCGATTTTGCGTCCTCGATCATTAGCTGAAGCCTTTCCTCTTCTTTGTTGATCAGTTCTGGAGAGTTGTCTATGTATGTCACATCTTCCGTTTCAGCATTGTTGATCAAAGACTGATCGCTGATCACAGCTTTTTGCATTTCTACAGAAAGAGGAGCAAATTTTGACAGCAGCAACTTGATAACCGTTTTATTTGCCATGGCATCAAAATCCGTATTCCAAAGCCCCTTATCATTAGTGAATGTCTTGCTGTACTTAGATCCGTGAGCTTTTAGCTGATCAATACCCATATACCAGGTAGCTTCAAACCCGTTGAGCAATTTGAATTTTGCGGCATAGCCTACTATCTTATCGCTTGACCTTTTGGCAAAGTCAAACACATAGCCGTCCAGCGGGTTGGCTTCTACGATCTGCCCTTCGTAAACAGGAGTAGAATAAATACTCTTGAACTGCCCGCTACGTTGTGCTAACTGGATGAAGCCTTTGTAACCCATTTGAAACTGGGCCACCTGCTTTGTTTGCCAGTTTCCTTTTTCGTCCTTGTACTTTTGATTGTACGGTACGATGTAGGCAAACCCAAGGTTTTGATTCAACGGAAGATCAAGGGTGGCGGCTACAGCTGCTGCCTGGTAAATGCTTACAGGATCGGCTTTGGCAAGGAGTTGATTTTGCGCCGCTATCTGTAATACACTTGTTATAAAACTACTTGACCTTTTGCCCAAAAGTTCCCTGAACTTCTGCTTAACATCGTCTCTTTCAAAAAGAGACTTTGTAGATAGTTGTTTGTCGGTTGACATATAATTGATTGTTTGGTTACTTGTGTAATAATGATTTCAGTTGCTGCATATAGTATATGATAGAACCCTCTTCTGCTTCGCTTTTTTGGTCGAAGTATAACTGCCTCCAGTCAATAGCTTCGATGATCGTTGTCAGCGGGTTCCCTTCGGCTTTATCCAGGAGTTTTGATATTTCACAAACATGGGCGCCGTCCTGGTAAATATTGACAGCATCAATATCCAGGCTTTCATCCGCCGGGTTATAATCAGCCACCACTTCCATTTGCTGATTGACTATTTTTTTACCGAAATTTCTCCGTTCGGTGATGTCGTGGGTATAGCTTAATTTTGCCATAGTGTTATTTTTATTTTTTTAAGCCATCAGTTTGCAGCTGGTGGCTTTTTTGTTTTTTAAAAGGCTCCCGGTAGAAACCGGGCGCCGCTCAACGATTGCGTATGATCCTTGCTATGGAAGAACTTCGTTTTGCGTCTTTATGACCCAGCCATGCCCAGCAACCAAGCACTACAGCCGCCCCGGCCAAAAAGCATATTATGTTTATTAAAATCTGCATGATCAGGAAATTGATTGTTCTACCTCATCCAGGTATACATACTTCTTTATCTCACTCTTTTTTGGCTTACTTGCTGCCGGATATTTTTTCTTCTCTTCTTTTCTTTTATAAAATGCCCGGATCGTCATAAATAATCCGATCAGCAGCATGGGAACTATTACGGCAGTAGCTGATATCATTTTTCGCTTTTTAAAAAGGTTAAATAATCGAGAATCGTTTGTTGCTGCTCATGCCAGAAGAGAAAGGGCTTATTGTTAGCGATTGCCCAATTTTTTACGGCTGTCATGAACGGTATGGCTTTAATGCGTATCATGGGTTTTGCTTGTTTGATTTTTAACCAGGGCCCTGTAATTATCCTTGCGGGAAGGTTTGAGCCTTTTCCTGAAAGCCGGAGCAGCTTTAGCGGGCTGCTCCAGTTGTGTCAGGATGCTGTCTGCTTTGGCAGCTATACTCAGGGCATCTGTCCGCAGGTGCCTTATTTGCTCTTTCAGGGTCATAGTTAATTTACTATTGATATAAATATTTTATTTATTTAGCTTTGGGGCTCAGTTTCCATTTCCTCCAGAATATCCGCATCAGTTAAGTTCAGCTCCTCCCTGATAACCTTTAAAGCACTGGCTTTTGTCAAATCATTATTGATCGCATTATCAGTAATGAGGCGGTAAAAAGTAGGGTCTGATATATCCAATACCTCTTTCAGCTTATTTCTAAGGGGTGTATTTCCCCTTATTGCCATTATGATTAATTGTTTTATCTTCATTTTTAAACTATTTGTTTCAAAATTGATTGTAGGGCTAAGATAGTAAACAATAGTTTCAATTTCCAAATTTTAATGAAACTATTTTTTCAAATATTGAAATTATTGATTTGGGTCAAGTTTCAGAAATATTAAAAAGGAAAAGAGGTGCAGGCAACGGAAAAATATCCCCCTGTAGAAACAGGGGGATACAACCAAAACTAACTGTATGAGAAACGAACTGCTTTCTACCGGGTACTGCCCGGTCAGTTAGCAGACAATTCAGGTAAGTAATGCTATGATCACCGCTGCGGATATCGCCGCAAAAACGATAATCAGCATCCATTTACCAAAGCTTTTTACAATATCGTCTCCCATATCACCCATTACTCTGGCTTTATAAAATCCACATAAACCTCGCCGCCGCCTTCAAAGAATGGCCAGGCGCTCGGATTGCTGATTTGCAATTTTATTTCTCCACTTGGAGTGGCTTTCCAGAACTTACTGTTTTCAGACTGCGGGTCATCATTCTGATAGACAGGAAGCAGCCTGTATGTTCTTGTTTCTTCCTTTTGAATGTTCTCAGGCGTCCATCCTGCTTTTGGATCCTTTAAAAAACTATATACACTGGCTTCATAGTTTGTTGGTATAACAAACTTGGCCCTTACTTTATTACTCATAATAACGATGTTCAGTAGCCCTGTCCCCGGCTTATCGAAATGTTATATAAAGTTTGCTGGTGTCAACTACAGCACCTGCCATTACGCTGGCAATCTCCTGCTGAACTTTTTTAATCTCCCGTTTGACTTTAGGAGAATTGAAATCAGGAGGCTTTTTGGGAGGCAATATTTTTATTTGTTGATTGTTCATATTATCCCGTATTCGTAGTGCATCCAATCATTACCCCTCTCTCTTCCATACCCGATAAAGCCGTGTTGATAGAAGATATTGTTCATAACCTCATACTCAGGTTTACTGAACTGAGCCTTTGGTGCTCTTGTTGTCAAATCATTTCTGGCTGGATCTAAGTCAATCGGTATTCCCCAAGCATGGCGACTGAGGTAAGTATATGCCAACTGAAATTTTTTGGCTTTTATTGCCGCCTCGTATTTTTTCTCTAATCTCCTTTGCGCCCTGAAATTAACACAGCCCCCAAATTGATCGATACCCAACTCTTTTATTCTTTTCTCTCCGTAAAAAGTCAGAATATCATTAAAAACATTCATGAGAGGCAATGCAATCTTTTTATGGCAGGAGATTTTTTCAACTCTATCTGTTGGATCCCATGCCAAATACATGGGAAAAGGTGGCTCTATTGTTGTCAAGTTATCCGGGTCACCTGGCTTGCCAAAATGCTGCAAGATTTCTGCCGTTGTCAGCAGCCTGCCCTTTGCTTTTGGCACAGTACTGAAAGCAACCTCCATCATAGAGGCATTATCAGGGCTTTGCTCGCTTACCTTTTTGATGATCTCCTCATCAACAGATAAACGAACAGGTTTTATCAGATTAAGAAGATTTCCAAGCATATTCATTTCTTACTCAATTTTAAAGTCATATCATGCGGAGCTGGCCGGTTGCCGCCAAAGAAAGGCCCTAATAAAAAGGCTATTGACACTTTTCGTTTTTTGTCTGCCTGCGCCTGACCTATCTTTTCCAGTTTTTCATTGTAAACGGTAAAGTAAAATGCTTTCAGCCCATTCTCTAATACACAGAGGTAACTGTGATTAGCTACACATTCACATATCTTTTCAAAAGAAAAGCCATTGCTGTTATTTATATAAGAAAACAGGATGAACTTATTAATACCCGGATCGTACCGCCAGCCAAACCGAATCCTGTTTTTTTTATTTAAGCCAGATTGTATCCCGAATAGTTTATTGACATCAGCCTGGTCTGCATCACCAAAATCATACTTGGTGCTGAAGTCAAACTGCACTTTTCGTTGAATGACAGCCGGCCATAGCAATACCGGCCACCATCGCAGCCAGTACAAGGGGCTTGCCCTATGCTTTCCTTTTTTAAAATGGAAAGTCATATCAGTATGTCAGGTACCATGCTGCCCCAGCAATTAATCCTAATATACAAGAACGGAGCACCCACCGCATATCACCACCGCTGGCCCAGTAGGCAAAGATGCCAACCAAAGCAGGGGTAACTAATATGATGCTCCAATGCCCGGTGCTACCCAGTAAGGCAATAAGGAAGCATACAGCAAAGAAGGCTAATACTCTTGGTATCGCCTGCCGGATTTCGGGCCAGTTTGAATTTTTCATGATTGTATGTTTTAAGATGATATTTTTTTGATGCCTTTGAATATGTGGATGAAGGCCACAACAGAGCCTACCAGCAGTAGCTTTTGTACTATATCTTCCTTAATGAAGTATGCAAGTACACCGCATACCACTACGCTGAGAACATACCAAGGCAGGTTAGCCGCTGGCTTAAAATCTTTGGGGGATTTCACCCAATCCACAAGGAACATTATCACTGCTCCTATGATTACGAATAGCAAAAGATTCCAGTTCATATAAATTGTTTTTAGTTTAAAATTTACTTTGTTATATATAAATAAGTAGCGGCCCCGGTGAGCAGTATGCCTCCCGCAGCCGTCCACCTTCGTTTTCGCCTTTCTTTTCGCAGCAGTTTTTCATAAGCGTTTAACTGATCTTCAAAAACCTTCCGCTGCTCCTGCATCAGTTTCTTTTCTTCCCGTAGCGTAGCAATGATCTCCTGGCTGGCCAGCTCATCCCGTTCCATCAGGTTAATGATGCTATCCTTTACTGCTATACGGTTATTGAGCAACTTAATATCAGCGTTCAGCAAGTCAATCCTTTCCAGGAGCACAGGCTTTTGCTTTGCATCCACAAACACTTTTTTTACCTGGCTAAACGGCAGGCAAATAGTATCAGTGATTTGCGTGGTCTGCGAACTCACTGCGAAACTCATCTTTAGACAGAGAGCCAACAGTAATAGGTATTTGATTGAGCTTCTTTTCATTTGAGATATATTTCGGCTGATTACTTACCAATGTTTTTATGAGAAATGTGTCCCTGCTCATCAGCAGTTGCTTATCCCTTTCCAACTGCTCTTTTATCTGCTCTTGTAATGCAATCACTTGTTCTTTGGCAGCAATAGCCTTATCGTATGCTTCTATCAGGGCTTTGTTATCCGGCACATCTTTTCCTCTTCTCAGCAGCGTTATGACCATTATCAGCAGCAGGATAGCCACGGCTGCTAATAATAATAGTTTGATATGTTCTTTGTTAAACTTCATTTTTGATGGCCAAAAACAATGATTGCACAACCAATAATCAGCAATACCAGTGCTGATACCAACAGCCAGGCCATTGCTTTTCTACTGATCTCAGGTCTCATGGTGTTTTTGACTGTAGTTTAGCTATTGCTTTATCTAATCCGAATCCAACGCCGAAGGCGTACAACATAGATAGTTCAGTCGATCCAGTTAATTCTTGAAAGAATCTCAGCGACAAAAAGATCACAATTATTGTAGCGACTCCGCTTAAAATCAATCGCTGTATCGTGTCACTAAAGAAAAACCTCCAACTCCACTCATAAGGAGTTCTGGCTGAATTGGGGTCTCTTTTTAATGCTTTCAATATCGCATTAAGAAGCACCCCCATCAATGCAAAAACAAATCCGGCGAACAATGTACCAAGAGGCATACCATCTAAAAAAGCCGCCCAGAATTGAGGATATTTTGTTGTATTCATTGGTTTTTATTTTAATATGCTATCAATTAGTTTGGCTACTATAAATCCTACACAACTTCCAACAAACAGCGCTCCGGCCAGATAACCCTTTCCCCTTTCAATCATTCTTTCAATCTTGTCCACCTTTTTTTCTGTTTCATCTAATCGGAAAACAAATCCATCAATACCAAGCGCTTTATTGCCAACAACTGCATCCATCAACCTGTCTAACTTGTCCGATACTAACTTTAATTCCCGTCTTAGTTCGCTATTCTGTTCCATGGCTTTAACTCTTTTTGATGTTTATTTTAATAATGATTTCCAATCATTGCCTTGTTTGTACATTACGATGTCCAGCTTCACATTTTTATCATCATAAAGAAATCCGTCTGCCCGTTTTACAAAATACTTCACTGCTTTTCTACCGACCCCTGTTGCTGTGCCGCCACGATCAAACCATACAACCGTACAAAACGTAGTATCATACACTGGTGTAGGTGGCGGTGGTGGCGGGGTTGTTACTCCACCTGATTCAAACGGGCCAAGATCGGGAGCTGTTCCGTTATAAGGTTGCCCAACATTAACTCCCTTATTAATCAGGTAGCTGGTAGCGGATAGCTTCAGGAAGTTGATATTCGGTAAGGATCCATCTGCCTGTCTGGGACCATCTATACCAACCGTTGATAATGATAAAAAGTCGCCTGCTGATGCAGGAATATTATTCCAGGTATTGTTTGAAACATTTGGTCCACTCTGTATTTCATCTCCCCAAATGCCATTACCAAAATTGATATTGTTTTTAAACTCCTGCCGGATTGAAGTATTAGCTCCGAAGAAATAACCATTACTCTTATTATTTACAGCGGCGCAATTGTAAAACTTATACCCACATGCAACATCGCTGTTGCTGTTCTGATCATATCCGTTTACCCTGTTCTCTGCTGCTATGCAGTTTATGAGTGTCCGCAATACGTTGGTAGTACCATTGGCAGCGGGCCCGAGCTTGAAGCCCTGCCCATCACCAGCAGTATTGAATGTACCCGGAGCATAACCATTCCAGAAAGCCCAGCAGTTTTTAAATGTGGCTATTGTGTTAGTGCCAAACAGATCAAAGCCATCATCACTGCACCACCATGCCCGGCATCCGTCAAACGTATTGTTTGTCGAGGCATCACCACCGGTAATATTAAAACCATTTGCTCCGCCTAATCCTGTGTACCTATCTATCAGGTGGTGAGCATCGCAGTTTTTGATCAGGTTATTATCTGAGCCTCCCTGCAAATACATCCCGTACCCTTCAATATTGTCGATTTCAACCTGCTCAATAATGGAATTATCGACATTATAAAGAATGACTCCGGCAGGTGTATTACTACCATTTGGGTTTTGCTTTATCCCTGTCACCCGTATGCCTTTTACATGAACATAGGCGCAGGCTTCTATCTTTAATCCTACCGGGCCGTCTCCCTGTGTGCCGGGGATCAGTTTATCATCAATATTTATCACCGGCTTTTCCCCGGGATAATTCATGATACATATTCTTGCCTGTGCTGTGCCATTCAGGTTTTGCAGGTACACCCTGTTTACCTGTGATACATCCTTACTAATGCGATAGGTGCCGCCTCTTACAAATAAGGTGTCACCCGCCTTTAAAACAGATGATCCTTTCTCCAGGGTAG